ATTCGGTTAGCAGTTCCTTTTCTCCAATTTTAGAAATTGCAATCTTACGAGGTTTCTTCTCATCAGGGATTACGTTCTCTAAATGAATATTTAGAATGCCGTTTTTAAGTTCAGCGTCTTTAACTATGATAGTATCTGCTAAAGTAAATGTACGCTTAAATGATCTTGAACTAATGCCTTTATGTAGGTATTCAGTGTTAGATATATCTCTGCTACCTTTAACGGTCATTACACCATCTTCAAGAGTAATATCTAGATCATCTTCGGTAAATCCTGCGATTGCGAGTTCTACTAGATACTCACTATCTCCTGATTTAATAATGTTGTATGGGGGGTAGTTCGTCTTATGTTGATCTAAACTATTTAATGTGTGCATACGATCAAAAATTCGATCAAAACCTACAAATAGTGGATCATTCGCTAATGCGCTTGTTAATGTCATCTTTTATCTCCTTTATAAGCAAGATGTTTGTGTTGGACCCCATATGGGCATCCACATACTATATATAACATTTCTACAGTGAAATGTCAAGTGTTTTAAAAAATTAATGACTATTTTTTTTAGTATTAGATTGAAAGGGCGTAAACCTAGTACCATTAGTCACCATACAAGCAACTCTGTTTGGATATAAAGCAACCATTGTCCAAGTCCCTGTATCTTGATTAACAGTAAACACGAACTCAGCGTTTACTAGTTGTCCAGATATATGTTTAAGAATTGCATTACCCTGAAACAAAACTGTTTCATCATACTTATCAGTTTGCTGTTTTAAGGTTTTGTAGTCAGCACAAGGCTGAACAGAATGAAAGGTAGGAAACTCTTGACCAAAAGCTGTATTTGATACTAATAGTGCACTTGTTAATAATAGTTTCTTAAACATATTTATTTTCCTTATACGCCTGTGCTACCAAACCCACCTTCTCTGTCAGTTTTTGATTCAGGCTCTCTATCAGCAATCACAAATTCAACTTGCTCACTCTTTACTACTTCACCTTGAGCAATACGATCACCATTTTTAATATGAAACAGTTCATCAGAAATGTTATGCAGCATAATATACGTTTGATTAACATAGTCTGCATCAACAATACCTTCACAGTTAGCTACTACAATACCGTTCTTTAGAGATAGTCCTGATCTTGGGTGAATGCGAAGACTCGCATCTTTATCCAGATCAAAGATTAATCCAGTGGGAACTAAAGCACGTTCACCGCTATACAAGACAAAAGATTCACAGTCATCAATATTACGATTAGCTGAGTGATTCTGCTGACCATACACTTTAACTTTGTCTCCACGCCGCAAACTAGCTTTTAAATCAAAACAAGCCGCCCACTTACTACCGTATTCTGGTAGATGTGCTTCATCCCAAAGTTTCCAAATAAGAAGTTCTCTTTTCAGTCTTCCTGAACCTAAAGGAACTTCTGCCCACTTAGCCATAATATATTACCTCTTTTTTCCAATACTGTATTTTGCCACTAGTTCCCATTCATCCTTTTCCTTATAAGGTAAAACCTTGATTTGGGAAAGTGGAGCTATGGGATGTTCGATTTGCTCTGCTTTTGTCGCTTTAATCAAACCCCATTCTTCAATAAGGTTTACAATAGTATTTCTACGACCTAAATCTTCTTCAGAAAAGTTATTAACCTTTCCATCAAGCATAAACAACTCCTTGAAATGAAGGATTGCATACCTACCTTGTTTGTGAAGTATATGACAAGATTGAAATAGTTTCTTGTCTTTACGAGAAGCCACTCCAATACGAGTCAAAGTTTCTTTAACTTTAAGAAAACTTTCTTCCCCAACTAGTGCTATTTCTACTCCGCACCCTCTAAAAATATCATCTTCGCTCATCTACCTAGTCCACCCTTTTCTTTTTGTTTTTTCATTATCTTTAACTGATCTTCAGATAACAAAGATAGGTAGTCTCTAGCAACATTGCGATTACATTTATATAGTTCACAGACAATATCCAAATCTTCGTCATTTTCAGGCTTCACCCATTTAGCATTACGCTTCTTGGGTCTTACACCATATTTATAAAATTCGTATTGTGGACGTTTGTCTAGATCACTATATTGGTTCATTATATTAGCATAAAGTATAGTATCAGGGTGTAAAGTAAATGATAAGTTAGATAGCCAAGGGTTGTATCCTTCCTCTGCAAGTTTGTCGTTTTCAGTGTCACGCATCATATTTGCGGCACCACCATTAATATTTTTGATGTAATCAAAAGGGTTCATTGAACGCATCTTTCATTTCATCAGTATCCTCTAACTTATTCGCACATTTGTTACAGAGTCTAACAGTAGCGATCTTATTAGATTCGTACTTATATTTTAGTTCAGGCGCACTCTTCCCAACACCTTTATTGCACATAAAACATTTATATTTCTTACGTTTCAGCCAACCCATTACTTCCAATCCGCTTCTGCCATAATAGTAGCAAGTGCCGCCACACGATTGATCTCGCTATTAGCAACAAAGGCTTCTTTATATTGGTATTCTGCAAGGATAATGATAGCATCCGCAATAGATGCTGCACTCTTTAGCTTCTCTGGCAAAATATCATATAGCATTCTATACAACATAGTAGAATCAACATCAGAGTTTTCATTAACCCATTTACGCATCTCAGTAAAGTTTTTGCCCTTTAAGTGACCAATCAGAGCAGATATATTATCATCTGTTTTATTGGCTAAGACGCCAACGTCAATCCTGCCAGTAGCAGAATAGCGCTGTAGTTCATTAAGGACTCTGCGCCAATCAGGAAAATAAGTTTGTAGAAGTTTAGCAACAGCCTGTTTATCATAATCAACCTTTTCTAATTCTAATATACCACAGACACGCTTAAAGAATTCAGCAGCAATAGCTTGTTTTTCGTCTTTTGGAATGCTAAACTCAATCACGGAACAGCGAGAGTGTAATGGTTCAATGATACGGTTCTTGAAGTTACAGGTAAGAATGAACCCACAGTTACTAGAGAACTCTTCCATAAAGTTACGTAAAGCAGGTTGAGTAGAGTTTGGATTTAGATAATCAGCCTCATCAAGAATGACGTACTTACGACCACCACCAAAAGATACTGTTGAGGCAAAGTTAGATATCTCTACACGCAACGTATCAATATTACCATTCATTGAACCATTGATTACTATATAGTCTGCATTGATTTCATCAAGCATAGCTTTGGCAACTGTGGTCTTGCCTACACCTGCACGACCTGTTAGTATTAAGTTAGGAATATTGTCCTGATCAACAAACTGTTGAAAGGATGTCTTTAAAGTCTCAGGAAGGATGGCTTCACTTACCTGTTTTGGACGATACTTTTCTACCCATAGAAAATCGTCAATCATATTTCACCTCATTATATAAAATCATAGTATAGTAGTATAGAGCAAAAAGGGGGTCTTGTCAACCCCCTTCTACTTTTTATTATGACTCATCACTATCATTTGTTGCATCGGGGCTGTCTCCTTCAGCCACATTTGCTTGTTGTGCTTCCTGTGCAGATTTTAAAAATCCAGCTAGTCGATCACGAACCATCCCAACAGAAGATGTTTCTTCGCCTTTAATTGCGCCACGTGACACTGCAATATCAATAATCTGCAATGCGTTTGCAATGTCTTGTAGTGAAAGACCATCTTGCACTTGGGGTTCTGGGGTTTCTGCAACAACTTCTGCGTCTTCTACTTGTTTATTCATATTTGAGTACTCCTTAGTTTGATTGAACTGCGATCCAATACTGGACCCTATCTGATTTAAAATGAGACATTCCTTTAGACGAAAGACTAATCTCATAGTCTGCGGGAATTAGTTTAAGGTTTTCGACCTTAATAGTCATATCGAAGTTGGTTCCGTCATATTCAGAAACTTCTACTTCATATCTATCTGCAGTAGGATTTTTACTATCAGTAGCTGCCATAACAATTCGACCATCTGATCCAGTAAATGCTATATCACCAACTTGTAAAACTCCTGCAGCACGAATGACAGATTGTATTTCTGACCAAGCAACGTTCATAGAAACGTCGATTGCGGGTAGACTGATCTCCTTATCAGGGGGAGTAACAATCATATTCTCTGCGGCATATGTATAATCAACCTTACGGCGACCACTACTAATAGTAAACTTATCGTCTCCAAAGTCCACGTCAGGGTCTTCAAAGAGCGATAATGTGGATAGAAAACGTGATAAGTCATATATACCTGCACGTCCACTAATATCTTCTTCAATCACCGCCGCTGACATTACTGTCTTTTGTGGGGAGATTGTCTTAATCGTATTTCCAGGTTTAAACAGAATACTTTGATTTATACCTGAAAAGTTCTTTAAAATAGAAAGTGTATCATCACTAAATTTCATCATCATTTGCCTTTCTTGGCTGCTCTTCGCTGCTTACGATTCTTATTTGTCATAGTA